TGCAGCTCTGTTGACCGCTTGATTCTGTGGCATGTCCACCTGAATCACCACAGCGCCATCGCGCAGGGCGTAGGTGTCGGCCTTGATCAGCGCTGCGGCAAGGCTGTTGCCGGCCCGATCAATGTTGTTCTGCGCGTCCAGCATCGTTTGTGGTGCGTCCACAAGTTCGTACTTGGACAGCACACCAGCAAATGCCGTGATCGACCCCCTGAAAAAGTCAGCGAAGACGGAGCGATCCAAGCGGGATTTATAGGCTTCAGGTGGCTCCTTTGATTCCTGCGGCAGGTATCTCTCCTTCACCCCTCGCATCATGTTGAATGCGTCGTAGGCGCGTTGCAAATCGCCTGCAACCTCACGCAACACCGGATGCTGATAGCTCGGCAGCTTGGGATCATCTATTGGGTGCTGAAGCTCCACCAGGCCGTAATGGCTGCTGGTGGAGCTTTCCGGATCTCATCGGATTCCGGCGCCAGCCTGCAAGGTGCGGGCTGCCTGGTTCGACAGGCTGCGGCCTTCGTGCTCGCATTGCTCAGCAAGCCACACGTAGATCGACCACGGGACTGTGATCGTGATTCGTCGCGGGGTCCGCAGGTGAGGGGGAATGACAGGGGCCTGGTTGTGCATGGTGGTGATGCGGCGGGAAAGGGCCGAGGGTTCGGCCCACACCATGGCTATCAGAACGGTTGCTCAACAACAACCGATGCAGCGGAATTGCATCACCTCTGCAGCACGGCCGGCGGTGGCGATGCTGTTGGGATAGTGAGCGTCTGCAGCGCCCAGAGACCGACGACACCGGCCAGCACCGTGAGGGCCAGCGCGTTGAGCAGTCCCCGGTAAACGGGGGGCATGGTGGGATTCATGGCTTCCACGAGGGTAGGAGGGTTGTGGTTGCGCACCGCGCTGGGTGCGCATTGTGCTGCGAAATCAGCAGATCGGCCGCCAGCCGTATTCAGTGGAGGCAGGCAGGGCCAAGGGATGGCCGGCTTGATGCTGCAGACCCAGCTGGTGGGCAATTGCCCGGGTCGAGGCGCTGAGCACCGCATCACGCCAGAGGATCGCGGCTTCTTCGCGGCTCCTGGCGTAGACCACGATGCCACCCCATGGCGCTACCCCCTGCGCTGCTGGGCTGAAGGCCTGATGCGGCTGCGGAGGAGCCTGCAAAGACTCCAGGAACCAGCCATCCATCCAGACGGCGAACGCCGGGGAGATCCAACGGGCGAGGTCCACGGCGAGGCGGGGGTGGATCCAGGTGCCCTGCTGGTGGGGCAGCCCGCCCTGGCGCACGTCAACAAGGCCAGATCCCGTAGCCGGAAATCCGGCAACGGCTGCGCCGCAAGGCTTCTCAGTCGAAATACTGGCAGCCAGCGCGACGATGTATTCCTGGGTGCGCTCGTTGGCGAGGTAGTGGTTCAGCCGCTTGCCATTGGCCTGGCAGATCGCCGTGGCGTTGACGAACCCGTCGGCCTGCCGGCGCTCGATCGCGGTCCCGTTCCAGGTGCGGGCGTCGACGCCGAGCCCGCGACCGTCCAGCTGCTCCGGCGTGGTGGGCAGGCCCGCCAGGGGAGTGAGCTGGGTCTGGCGCTGGCGGTAGGCCTCTTGCTTGCATGCGCTGCTGCAGTAGAGGGCGTTGGAGCCGCGGGCGGCAAAGGACAGGCCGCAGGTGCTGCAGGTGAACTGATGGCGTTGTGTGCGCTTCATTGTGCGGAGGTAAAGCGGAGGGGAAGGATGCGAAGTTCTGGCCGTTCACGCAAGACGTGCGCGACAGCTGCCTTGGCTTCGCTGATGTCTGCGAAGTCGTTGGGATAGCCCAGCTCCCACAACGCGCGTTCCATCGCGTCGGCGAACGGGCTCCGGTCCCCAGGAGGGGACGGAAGGCAGGTTTTCATTGGCCTGTATCGAAATGGCGCTCAGCATCCCTGCTGAACATCCACACCATACACCAACAGGAAAGGGGCTGGCAATGCCAACCCCTCACCCGACCGGGCCCCGGATAGCGGTTACAGAGCAGGCTTTCGATGAACCCACTCACCGCTGCCCATCCTTACGGGTAGGGACAGACCCGGCAGGGGCAGGCTACCGCCCTCCGCTCACCGGATCATAGAGCCTGCGGTTGCGGATCCGCAACGGGAGATGCAACGGGCTCCCAGGTCAGCAACCCCAGCTGAGCCACCCGATCATCGAGCTCCCGCCGCACTCGCCGCTGACGCTTCACCTTCTCCACCGCGACCGCTTCCACGTCAAGAGCGAGAGCCAGCTGCAGCACCTCGGTAGGCCGCCGACCCTGCAGCAGGGTCTTGAGTCGCCGGTGGAACTGCTGCATGGGCCCCGATGGGAACGCCAGCCGCCGCGGCTTCTCCCACCAGAGCAGGATCTGATCGCGATCGCCGGGGTACAGCAGGGCCAAGGCCCGCAACACCAAATCCCGCAGCGGCTGCAGCCGATCCAGTTCGGGCTCAGCGTCGCTCACCCCATCGGCGCCGATGTGGTCGTCCAGGTTGCTGGTGCCGGTCATCGCCCCCAGCATCTCCCGCAGCTCATCGAGGGTCATCCCAGCCCGTTCGGCGACCTCCTCGGCGGGCACGTCCGGATCGGCCATCAGGCGCTGGATCCTGCCCCACTGCTCGCGCCACCGCGATGGGTATTTGATCGTGTGCCCGTGATCCCGAAACCAGTGGAGGACCTCACCCTGCACAAACGGCACCACCGCCGTGGAGAGCTTGTAAGGCTCACCAGTTGCTGGGTTGATTCGTTCTGGGTTGTACTTGCGGCAACCACGGATCAACCCCAGATAAGCGACAGCCTCCAGTTCGTCGTAAGGCTGGCCGGTTTTGCCCGCGTACCGGGTCGCCACCATCCGCGCCAGGCCAAGATTCTCGGTGATCAGCTCTTCACTGGTTGCGGTAGGCGGCGGGAACGGGGCCGCCGCCTGGCGCTTGGTGGTGGTCATGGCGGGGGAGGCTGAAGTTTCACCATCACCCAGCGGTAACGGTTGCGGCCACGGGCACGGCGAGCGCGACGCTTCCGACCGAAGTACGACATCCCGGATAGTGGCACTAGGTCTGGATGTATTCTCCGCCGGATATTCATCAGTGTTCTATATCGTATAAAACAGTATTTTGGAGCAGGTTCCAATTCAGCCGTGTCGAGCAACTCATCAAGCGCTGCAAGTGATAGCGTACTACGATTGCTTGAATCATCCTGCTGTCCAAGTGAATCTGAATTTAAAAAACCTTGGATTTGCTTAAATGTCAGTCGCCTGGGCGAGCAAGGAATAAACAGCTCCTCTGGATCCAGCTTCACCCAAACAGCGCCATCTGGCACAGGTCCGCCGGGGATTGAGATGGTCACGGCTGCACCCCATTCACGGGCTGGCGCCGCAAAGCCGCCTGCTTCTCCCTAATCTCTCTGAGATTCCTGATATCTAAAGCAAGCTCACCATTTCGCACTACAAGCACAGACATCGCTTCGTCAATCAGGTCTTTTTGATCCGAGATTACCCTTTCAAGCTCCAAGCGCCGCCGCGCCTGTGCGGTTGCGCCGCGAATCGCGTAGAGCTTCTCGGCTTTGGTGTACTTGCGGCGCCAACGCTTGGCGGGGAGCTTGGGCTGGAGGGCTTGGGAGAGCCAGGTGAGGGGGTTAAGCATGGTGGCGGTGGAGACGTGAACTACCGAAACGCGACAGCATTCCGGCGACGGGCCGGCGCGGGCGGATCCGCGCTGGCGCCGTGGCCATAGTGAACGGTGCTGACGCGCATGGGGCCCGTGCCTTGCATGAAGTTGATCGCCTGACTGAGCGCATCGACCTGGTCGTCGTAGGTGTCGCCGGGAAACTTCAGCAGCTGGCTGGTGAGCAGTGGCGTCAGCGGGTGGTGGCGCGGGAAGAACACACGCCCCTGATTGAACTCAGGCGTTGCCGCGTTGGCCCTGGCCACCTTCCCGCCAACGGGGTTGATCGCGTGGACGATGAAGCCCGCGGCGGCACGCTGGAGGGTGCTGATCACAGCGCTGCCGTTCGCCTTGTCCTCCACCAGCAGCTCCCCAAAGCCCCAGGTGGGCCAGAGCGTCGCCACCTGATCTGTCGTCGCGGCGAAGTCCAGTCGCTGGTTCATCAGGTCCAGCAACCAGGCACCGGCCGAGTCCTGGCCCCAGAGCTGCAGGGCCACCATGTCGGCGCCAGGGGAATCTTTGAAGCTGCAATCCAGGCTTGCGAGCTTGCGCACGAACCGATCAGGCAGCACCGCGTCACCCTTCAGGCCGGGGCGCTCCCGGGTGCCGTAGAACCGGAACATCCCGGCGTTGAACACCGTGCCGCCATCGGGCTGGGGGCGCTGCTGGTAGAGGGCCGCCCAGTCCCGCTCCGGGGTGTTCAGGCGCTTACGCCGGGCCCATTCCTCGTTGTAGCGAGTGGGATCGAGTGCTTCGCCGGGCTGGCGATCATCGATCTCCCGAGTCACCAAGGCTGGCAGGGGCTTGATGATCGGCTCGGCAATGATCGGCAAGCTGATCACGTGCCAGGGCTCAGCCGCGTCGCCATTGCCCTCGCGCTCCAGCTCTTCAACGATGGACAGGAGCCAGCCGATGAGATCACCATCAGCCCAGCGGGTGTGGGTGATGACCTTGATCGCCCCGGGTTCTTCGCGGGTGTTGAGCACACCGGTCCACCAGCTCTGGAGCTGCCTCCGGTAGGCCGCTGATTCCGCCTGCTCCCTGTTCTTGATCGGGTCGTCAACGTTCAACGCATGGGCCGGCAGGCCCGTGCCCTTGCCGACACCGGCGCCCCACCAGCCGCCGATGCCCTGGGCGGTCTTCCACCTGCCCTTGCCCTGGCTGGAAGGCGACAGCACCCCGCCAGAGGCGACGTAGTAATCACGGGCCGCTTCACCAAACTCCTCCGCCAGCGCCTGGGTGTTGGCGCCCTGGCCCCAGGTGCGATCCGGGAACCGTCGCAGGAACCACCCCGACAGCAACCGGGTGAAGATCGTGGTTTTGAAATGCCGCGGCGGCAGCTCGATCATCAGCCGCGGCGGCAGATCGCCATCGATGAGCCGCTGCCCGATGCTCACCAGCCTGGTGGTGTGGCGCGTCCAGGGGAACGTTGGACAGGCGTCGCTGATGTAGTCGCCGAACGACTTGGCGTAGGGCTCCTGGGTGGCTGGCGTGTTCCTCAGCTGCTCCAGCTGCACCCTCGCCAGGGCGGTATCGATGGGGTCGGCGAGGGTGTGGGTCATGCGGCACCTCGCAACCGCTCGAACCGCAACCCCAGCGCTGCTACCGGGCGCTGCTCAAGGATCGCTAGGCAGATGGCTGATCGGCTGACGAATAGCTCATTGGCGGCTTGGCGAGCATTGGGCCAGGTCTGGCCTGTTTCAATGCATCGAATCCTGTAGTCGCCTCGCTGATAAGGATGGGCTGCAGCGACGGCATCAGCCAACTCACGATCCTCTAGCAGCTGAAACAAGCGATCAGCACCAAACCCACCAAGCACATCGGGGCGTTCGTGTGCCAGCCGACGCCAACCACGGCGAGACACATAGCGCCTGCGGCCCCCCAGAACTGGCCTGAGCAGTTTCTGGAGCTGCGGCTCATAAAGCCAGCGAACGATGCGCGGAGCTGGGCAACCGAGGATTAGCGCAGCACCACCGGGGCTGACCAGATCGTCGATGCGGATTCTGCTGCTACCGCTGGTGAAGCCAAGCTTCCCAAGCTTGAGGCGAATAGCTTTCTCGCTCCGATCCGGCCAACCTTTAGCTCTGGCCTGACGTTGAAACCGCCTTATCAGGATCGCAGGCGGAAGCGAATCGCCCATGTCACTGAGGAACTCAACCTCAGTGACGCTCCAGTTGGGAGGCTTGATCCCCATGGCTCACCGCCAACGGTCCAACCCGCCAGGGGAGGAGTCGTGGGGCTGGGTGGCGGCGACCATCACTCCCCACTCTCCACTTGCACCCCAATGCCTTGCGCCTGGATCCCCAGCAGCAGGCGCATGCGCTGGTCGTCGCTGAGCCCCGCCCCATCGATGGCTGTGACCACGCCGGTCATCGCACGCTGCACGGCGCGACGTTCGGCGGCGGCGTCGCTGAACTGGTCACGGGTGATCGGGTGATGCGTCAGTAGCCAGGTAATGGCGTTCACGTTGCCGTTTTCCGCCTGACCATGAAGCGAGCTGAGGTATCGCTCTGCAATTTTTGAAGCCCCCTTATTGATGATGGCCCACAAACGACCTTCATCGGTTGATTCATCAGATTCGCGACCTTGCTTAATCCACCGCTTCCACGTGGTGATCGAAATCCCAAGGCGCGACGCCATGAGCTCGTGCGGGAGGCCGAGATCCGCCATCTCCCGGGCTTTGGCGATCAGCTCATCGGTGAGCAGGGATGGCCGACCACGAGACACAGGACAACACGATGCGCAATGTCAACAGCTTAGCCGGGTTTGTGGCAGTTGCGCAAGCCCAAGGGCAAGCCACGGCAGGGCGTTACAAGCGAAACAGGCTGTAACACCAAGCGTAACGCCCGGATCCCTTGCGCTGCAGTGGATCTCCCCCTCTTGTTACCATGTTACATCTATAAAGAGAGAAATATATATATAGGGGGAAGGGGAAAACCGTTACTTCACGCGCGCGCACGCATATGGGTCTCCAAACCTGCGACCGTTACAAAAAGCGAAACAACCCAGTCCCTGCAAGGGATCTGGGCTGTTACCACCGGTTACCTTGTAACAAAAACCGTAACGCCTTATTCCCCGAAAACCCTGATGGAGACTGACCTACTCACCCCGGCGATGCCTTGAAACCGGGTTGGCCCCGCTTTCTCTGCCCCATCCAATCGCCCCAGCACGGTGCTCCAGCTGGCGCCCCAGGGCGTGTCGCGCAGGATGCCGCGGACGCCCTCTGCAGTGTTGGAGACCAGCAAGCGGTCCCCGTCTACGCGGAACCCTAGCCGCCCCAGGTGGGCCACAGCAGCATCCGCCGGCACATCAGCCCGCTCATTGCCGTTGCGCACGGCTTCCGCGAGTTCCCAGACCGATCTGGTAATGATCGTGCTGCGTGCATTGACCCTGGCCCCATCGACCACGATGCGCTCGACCTCGACGCGGACCTGGTGCTGCAGCAGCTTCTGGAGGCACCGCTGCTCATCGGACTGCTCCGCAGCTTCCCGATACGGCTCCCAGTCCTGCTCATTGATGAGCTGGAGTGCTTCAGCTTCGCTCGGCACGCGATCATGCATCAAGCACCACGCGCCCGCCAGCAGGGTGCCGTACTGATCACCCTGTCGCTGGCTACCGAGCCGCTTGGCTGCTGCGGAGCGAAACACGGCGACCGCATCGCGCACCACGGGGATGAGCCGCACCATGCGGGCCGCCAGGGCGTGGCCGATGCCCGGGGTGATCTCAGCTGTCAGCCGCTGATCCAGATCCCGCCAGTGGGCTTCCCGCTGCCCTGGCGGGAGGGTGGAAGGGTTCCGCATGGTGAGCTGGGCGAACCGACTTTCGTCGGCGCCGTGCTTCAGGGCTGGGTTGATGGAACAGAGCAGGAACATCGAGCGCACCATGAACCGCTGCGCGATGCCATCGGCGCCGCCGCGCCCCACGAACCCACGGCTGGAGCTGGAGCTGACGCGAGCTAGCGCCAGGATCGACTGCATCCGCGTCCGGTCGCTCTGCTCATTGGACTCGGCTTCATCCATCACCACGGGCAGGGCATCGCAGCGCAGTTCCTGCCGCAGGCTGGCCTCGGTGCTGCTGCCCTCGGGCCAGAGCGCCAGATCCTCCAGCAGGGTGCCCAGGAACCTGTCGAGGAGGGTGCTCTTGCCGCTCCCCTTCCCCGCGGTGAGCCACAGGTGCGGACGCCACATCAGCGCCCCGCCGATCGGTGCAAGTGCTGTCCAGCCCGCCAGGAGCAGGCCACTGGCCGGCACGTCCCAGAGGAACCCGCCAGCGATGGTGGTGATCTCTGCGCCTTGCTCGGAGCTGAGCGGCACCACGTCCGCCGGGAGCTCGATCGCTGCCAGCCGCTGATATTTGAACCGCGACCCTGGCAGCTGCAGGGGCTGCTCGACGCCATCGACCAGCAGCCGATCGCCCAGGTGAAGGATCGACCGACCGTCGTCCCACCAGGCCCCGCGTCCGCGGATCCGCCCCGGGTCGAAGATGCCGACCTGATGCTGCAGGTGGTAGAGATGCGACGCGGCTTCGACGTAGTTGGGCCCCGATCGCCCACCCGGGAATACCGCCTCCCACCACTGCAGGGGCGCGAGCATGTTCAGGTGAGCGGCGTTGTGACTGGCAGCCGTGAGCCGCATCACCTGCCCGGTGTTGTGCGGCTGGTAGAAATACGACCCGTTGTCGAACCCCAGCAGGTCGAAGGGGTATCGGGGTTGCTCCGGTCGCCCCGGCTCGCTGGCGGTGGGCGCAGGGGGCTTCGGCGGCTCTGGCGCCCCACCGCTCAGCACAGGTTGCGCCAACCGCTCCAGCTCCGCCGCGGCACGCTCTAGGGTCCAGCCCATCGCAGCAGCATCGCCCAGATCCCATTTCGCGGGCACCCCCTCGGGAGGGGTGACCACCGCCACGGTGCAGCCCAGGCTCTGTAGGTGCTTCGCCAGCCAGGCCATCACCGCCCGGCCGTCGCGGTCGTTATCAGGCCACAGGGTGACGGTCCGGCCCGCCATCGGCTGCCAGTCCGTGTGTTGCTTCCCCTCTTTCCCGTGGCACCAGCTGACCACCACATGGTCGGGAAAGAGCAGGGCAGCCCGGTTGGCAGTGCGCTCCCCCTCGACCATCAACACCGGAGCATCGGGTGCCGCCAGGAGCTGGGGCAGCCGGTAGATGGGCCGGGGCGCCGGCCACTCACTGGTGAAGTCGTCGCGCTTGCTGGGCCTGTGCCAGCGGCCATCGAGCCAGGTGCGGTGAATGAACACCTTGTCGGGCTTCCCCCCGGCCACCTTCGGCGGACGCGGGATCCGCTGGATCCAGAAATCAGGGTTTTCCAGATCGGCCCCATAGGGGTACTGCTCCTCAGCTCCCCCCAGCTCTGGCGGCGGAGTGCCCGCAGGTGGCGCCGTCGGGATGCGCGCGGGCTTGCGGCTGCGCTTGGCGGGAGCTGGAGCGCTGGGCCCTGGTGTCACCGGCCGAGCCGTGGTCACCAGCCCGCAGTAGGCCTCAGCTTTGGCCGCCGCCTGGGGGAACTCACAGCCCAGCATCCGCATGAGCAGATCAGCCCCGTTGCCGCCGCCACCAGAGCCGCGCTTGCCGCCGCACTGGTTGCAGTACCAGGCGCCCATGCCGTCGCTCTGATCCCAGCGGAACCGATCGACGTTGCGGCCCTGCCCCTGGGCGATGCCGTTGCGTTCGCAGGCGGGGCATGCCTGCGCCTGGCCGTTGAAGACATGCGGCGGCAGGCCCGCCAGGGCGCTGAGGATCTCCGGCCATCGTCCGGCCGTGATCCGCTCCAGATTGCCCACGGCCTCAGGCCGTAATCGGGTTGTAGGGGGCTGCGCCGTTCTCCATGTGCTTCTCGATCAGCAGCCGGAGATAGACCGACTTCGGGACCCCCCGCTTCCTGGCTACGCGATTCAGGAACTCGTCCTGATCAACGGTCACGCGCAGGCCTAGGACCCGCATCGTCTGGCGGGGGAGGCTGTCTGGACTATCGGGCGGCATGTTGCTGAGGGCGCTTCGCTTTGCACACTAGCGGTTGCCTCTT